CTAAGCTGTTCGAGGCCGACGCATATAAGAAAGCCAAGCAGCCTGGAGATCGTCGTACTTCAACGCGTGAAGAACTTCGCGATTCGACGGATGCCTAATCTCGTCAAATCGCCGCAAGATTGCCTGTTCCATACTGTATGCGTCGTAGGCGGTTTCCCAGAGCTCGTAGAGCTTCGATTGGTATCTTAGACCGCCAAGCTGCGGCATTGCGGACAGATTGAATTGCCGCTGCCTCGCCTTGAAATCGAACGCCCAACCGATCTTGTACGATTCCTCCGATGCGCCTCGAATCTCCATCGCGTAGGTGAAGGCGGGCGCGCGACGGAGGTGCATGATACCGACCCGCGTCGTTGTGGGCGGCGGTGCGGCTCTCCTACGCGCAGCGTCCGCGCCCTCAATCCGGGCGGCGGCCCTGGTCGGAAGCAGAAGAGGGCTATCTTCTTTTGGCAGCCGCGTGACGCCAGTTGCTTCGTCCGGAGTGAGGGGGACGATGCCAAGCGCGGCATCCATGTGAAATTGGCGTGAGGAGATTTGGCTGAGATACGTTAGCGGCTCCAGAAAGCGCCACGCTCTTCGGATGAGCAGCCCATACGGCCACTTGTATTCACCGACATCGTTGTAGTCTCTCGGTCCCCTCGCGAGTTCGAAGTCCAGCGAGCTGACGACTTCCGTCGTTGGCTCCATCATTCCGAGGATCTTGCCCCGTTCGTTCAGCAGGGTCTCCTCGCCCTGCGTTCCGACCAATATGACGAGATCGCCTGGTCGCAGCACCTTCCGCGCTTTCTCGCGCCATCCCCTCTCACTAAATTGGAGGGGACCAGTTGGCGAACTGAACCCCCAAACCTTGGTCACATAGATCGTCATCGGCGCTCAGATCCCGACGCAGTGAACTTCGACACCGGTCGTTTCTCGCTCCAACCGCTCAATTCGACCTGAGGGGAAGCCAGGAGCATAGAAGAATGCGTAGCGGTACCGGGCCCGTGCGCCCTCAAGCTTGCGCAGATCGCGGGCCAATTTTCGATTGTTGTCTGGGCGGACCGCGGCGAAGGTTTCGGCTCCGACGACGCCCGGCTCCACGCTCATGATGTCGAGCGGGAGGGCAGCATTGGCACCCGGAGCCAGCAGAAATCCACCCGCATCGGGATGTCGGTCAAGGAGCCAGTCAGTCGCCTTCAAGGCGACGAGGTACGTGAAGGTCTGATTGATCTGCTCGATCAAGTTCAGAGCATGACCTTCGATCGGATGAAAACCGATCTGCTCAAATTTCATTTTGCGCAACGCCTCAAACGGCGATCCAGCGGAGGAGATAGCGACAATGACTTTCGACGTCGCTTCGCCGATCGCTGCAATGTGGCTTTGAACTTGGGATCGAGATGAGATCGTCAGGATCATGCGCCCACCCCCGACCGGGCCTGTGACTCGCCACCAATCACCGTTCCTCGTTCAATCCTATCGAATAGCGAGAAGGGCGCGACTGAAACCGCCGCACGCAATCGCGCGGCTAGCTCGTGATCAGCGAGCCCATGGGCTTGTAAGCATGCTGACGGCGAAAGTGGGTATCTCTGACCATCGTTGACTATCATTGACCACATCTGATAGCGTTTCTGCCGTCAGCCAAACTGCGTGAATCGGAGGCGTCTGTTTGCATGAGCGCAAGCTTTTTGACTCTGCAAGAGGTGGCCGACGTCCTTCGGGTGTCGATCTCGACGGTGCGTCGAGCGGTGAAGGTTGGTACCCTCTCCGTAGCCCGCGTCGGCACGAGGGGCCAGATTCGGGTCAGTCAGCAAGCTCTTGACGGTTATGTGGCGAGCGGTACGAACGGGCAATCCGTCATCGCGCTTGGCGGAGGACCGCGGATGCCCGCTAGTGCGCCTCAGGGCGTCTCGCCGGAGCGGGAGCAAGCGGAAGCGGTCTCCAAGATGCCGCCGGTCGCACCCGCCAAGGCCGTCCGCGAAATCACTGGAGTCGCGGCCAACGGGACCGCATGGCGTATTCTCAACGGCGACGTCAATGCCACGCTTGAGCGGATGGAGCATGGAAGCATTGATTGCGTCGTCACTAGTCCTCCCTACTACTGGCAGCGGGACTACGAGGTGGATGGACAAATTGGTCACGAGCAGACGATAGACGGATACGTTGACGCTGTCGTTCGCGTCTTCCGGGGTATTCATCGCGTGTTGGCGGATGAGGGTACCGTCTTTCTCAATCTCGGGGACACCTACTACTCAGCGAAGGGTAAGCCGCACGGCAGAGATGACAAACACAATGGCCGGCAGATGATGCGCCGGCATCTTAGGGCCGTCGATGGGCCCGGCTTGGGCCTGCCGCGGAAGTCGTTGATTGGAATCCCATGGCGAGTAGCCCTGAAGATGCAGGCTGACGGATGGACGCTCAGAAGCGCGGTCATATGGGAACGTCCTGGAACGTTGCCTGAGCCGACCGCGCACGATCGACCGTGGAGAACGTACGAGCACGTCTTCATTTTCTCCAAGGGGCCGAGGTACTACTTCAACCGACAGGCCCTGAATGGCGACGAGGACATCTGGCAAATCATCGCTAGGCCCGAGAATCCTGGCGCTCACTTCGCTCCGTATCCGCGCGAACTTGTCGACCGATGCCTTGACGTTGGATGCAAGTCTGGGGGCGTTGTACTCGACCCCTTCGTCGGTTCGGGCACGACAATGGTTGCTGCGCTGTCGCGGAATTGCACGGCGATCGGGATCGATTTGAAGCCGGAGTATTGCGACTTCATCGTCGAGCGTATCCATCGCGAGTTCGAGGCGAGACCACTGAAAAGGGCAGTTCGTGGACTCCGTGCTCAAGCTTGATCACAGCGTCCAAGTCCGGCTTCACCAGGACGGTCGCTCTGTCACGTTATCACCTGGCTTGAATCAGGTGGAGTTCCACGAGAGCCAGTTGCTATTCGAGATCCAGTCTTCCACCGCCGCGCGCGTCCTCTTTGATGACAAGCCGATTCCCATTGTTTGGTCTCAGGAGCAGCGTTCCGGCTACGGGCAGCTTGATCTCACAAATCAGGTGGGCTTTCACCGGTTCTCCATTCGAACGGCGACAAGCGAGCTGTCCTTCGATTTCCGCACATCAACGGCCAAAGCAACTCATGACGAGATCGCGGCCATGGCCCGTGTGGTGGCCGGCCAAGTGTTCTCGTTTAAGCGTCAGTTCGTCTACGCGGACGCGACAGGCCAGCTTCACGCGGTGCCGATTCCGGAGGTTGCTTTCGGATGGCTCAGGGATCGCCTCGGGGAAATCGTGAAGCTCGTGCGCGCGATCAACGATCGTCCGGCGACAGAGACTCGGCAACGGTTTATTTCATCGCACCAAGCTCGTAACGTCTCGGTACCGGAGACGTTACGCCTTCTTCGAGAAACGCCCGGCCTTCTTGAGGCCGCGCCGGACGGGCCGCTCCAGGCCGATGGGCAGCGATACTGGCCATCCACCGTCGTGGTCCGAGAGCGGAACCGAGAGCCAGCTCGTCTCGAACACACGCAGCTCGCATACTTCTTGTCGCGCGTCGCTCGTTTGACCAACAGCTTGCGGAACGTCGTTCCGCAAGACGTACTCGAAACAATTTCACAATGGGAACTGCTGGTCCGCAGTGCGCGAGATACACGTGTCGTGAGGCGACATGATCTTCCCAATGCCTACGCCGCTTGGACACCGCTGCCAACACAACTTCAGAAGACGGACTCTCGATATCGACGAATTAGAGAACTCAACACTGAGTTCCTTCAGCAAATCGACGTAAGTGAATACTCGGAAGACGCAATCCGAGTGAATGTCCGCGACGCGTGGGAGATCTATCAGTCTTTCGCAGCCCACATGATCGGCCGAGCTTTCGGCCTCAAATATGTTTCTCGGCGGGGAGACTTGAGGGAGAGAGCAAGCGAAGGATTCTCTATGTACTCGGACGATTTCGAACTCTTCTACGATTGCCAGGTCCCACCCGGCTTTATGGCGTCGTGGCGTGAGGCTACGGCAAGGCCTGCCGGTGAGCGCCCCGACATAGTGGTCCGCCAACGCTCAACGGGGGCCGTGGCTGTTCTTGACGCAAAGTTTAGGGTGGACCGAGACGGCGCATCAGCAAAAGGTGAAGACCTGTTCGAAATGCAGGGGTACATCAATAGCTTCTCACTCAGAGCAGGTGCAGTTCTATTCCCTGGGAATTCAGAGAATCCGCGCGTCATTGACGGCAAGGGAATCCGGTTAGTCGAGATCCCGCTTCGAGCGTCGTTCTTTTCGAGCAACTTCGACGACGCGCTTGGACGCCTGCGTGGCGCTGTCGATGCCGTGCTGCTCGGGGCGGACGCCACCGCCTAACTCTCGACTGCGCGGCCCGAACCAAAGGCGCAGTCGAAGATCATTTCAATAGCGGTAATAGACCATCCCAGAGCTGGGGTCCTCCGTCCGAAGCAATTGTTGCTGCGTCGAGAGAGCTTCGTTGAACGGTGCCGCAGTCGTCCTCAACGTAGTGACATAGTCCAGCAACTCGCGTGCGATGGCGGCCGGTCCTGCCAGCTGTGGCACGACCTTCTGCGCGATTTGCCGGTCAAGGGCGACGAGCGGATCAGCCCCTGCAAGTGCTGCAAAATCGACCACATCCTGGAGCACTCCAAACGTGAGACTGGTCTGCGGGTCTTTCGCGCAGATTTGGCAAAGACGCCAAAGAATATCGATGAATGCCGCTTCGCGGACTCGCGAGCCGACATTCAGCGCCGCATCAAGATCGGCAATACGAAACCCATCGAGGACGGACCCCTGGCCTTGCTTTTGTCGAACGCGGTAGCGGTCTCGCGTCTGTTTGAGCAAATCAACGACCACTGTCGCAAAACGAGATCGGTCATCTTCCGCAACGATAGCCGCCAGCAAATTTGGCATCTCGATAACATTGGCTCTCCGCTTTACCGGCCCACTCAGGGGGAGGCGAGTCGGCTCCTCAACGAATGAGTTGATGGTGCCCACTATAAAGGTGTCTGGCGGTAGCTCCTTGGTCCCAACCTGACCAGGCAGCTCCACAGGTGCGTCGCTCTCGACCGCGGGAAGAAGTCGAGCAAGGTAGTGGTCCACCTGCGCGATGTTCATTTCGTCGAGTATCACCACGTAGAGGTCGCGGGGGCGGCCGGAGAGAAAGAGGCGTCGAGTCAATTCGGTGGCGGCGAGGTCGCCCGCTATCTTTTCATATCCGAGTACATCAGACTCGCTGAAATCGGGCCCGATGCTGACGATTGTTTCGGAGACCGCGCCAGGAAACAGATCAGCGAGCGCCCCCGCGAAGGCGCGGGCAAACGCAGTCTTGCCGGTGCCAGGGCGACCGGCGAGCACCACGAAACGCTGTGTCTTCAGCGCGTAGTAGAAACTGCGGACGAAGCCGTTAGGGAGCGAGAGCAGCCTCTCGTTCGTGATGAAGTTCTCGATGAAGCTAACAAGATCCTCCTCGCTGCGCCCCGCGAGCGTCGGGCCTTCGGGGATCCCTTCGATCAGCTGAATAAACTCGTCGCGATCAGCGAGGTCGGTGAAGAAGAATTGGCTCGCGTCCTCGGCCGTTGAGGAGAAGAGCTCTTTGAACTCGCTGTCATTGATATCGAACTCGGCGCGGAACAGCGCCTCGACCTGTTTGAGATCGTTCGGCAGCTCACGTTCGCGATACAACCATGCAGCTACGTCGAAGATCGGCAGGCGAAGCGGCGTCTCACCGTCTCGCGGGAGCAGATCGGCGAGCACTTCAACATAGTTTGGAGTAAATGCCCAGGTATCGCGACTAGGGTGCTGGAGGGCGTCCTTGAAGTTGTCGGTGGTGCGAGCCCGCTGCAGTGTGCCACCCGAATACTTTGGATTCTTCCAGGATCCCGACTGCGCGTCCGCACGGCCGAATGGGACAAAGAAAGGCTTGTCTGGCGGCGCGCCCGGCGGGGAGTAGTAGGTCGATAGAATCTCATTCTCCTGCTGCGACCCCCACGGTAGGGCTTCCCCAACCTTCAATCCGGACTTCTTCATCGACAAGAATGTGATGCCGAAGAATGCATGAAAACGCTGGAGGCTTTTGACGGCTGAAGCGATTCGCCCGAGGGCCACGTAAGGCATTTCTCTCTCGCGCTGGTTGGCTCGGGACGAGTGTGATTGCAGAGCGAGTTCAACTTATCGGGTTCTTCCGGCTCACGACAGGGGCGGAGCGATTTGCGCCAAAGGCTTCATGCTCGATGGTGGGGCCAAGCGCGTCGGCCATTAGGGCTGATAGGCCGGCAAACTCAAGCTTCGAGCTTCAGCACGTGAGGTATTCCCGCTGTCTGTGCCACTCGGGGGCGAACGGCTTCAACAAAGTGTCGAGCTGGAGAGTCACGACCTGCCGGCCGTCCAGAATCGCCTCAACGATGTCAGGTGCGAGGAGCGTCAGGCGCAGAATCCGGCACAGGTAGGAGTCGTTGATCCGCTCCGCCCCTGCCAGATCTGCTACAGAAGCGTATTGCCCGCTTTCGATGAGCCGCTTCCAGCGGTGGGCGCGTGCGAGGGCTTTCGCCATGGCACTATCCACCCGGTCCTGACTCCGCGCGTAGTTCGCTCCCTCTGGCGAAACGACCAACTTCCGTCCTCCGTGCTTCCGTAGGGCAAACGATACGCGGACGGTCACGGTCCGGCCGTCCTTAGTGGGAGGCGCGGCGCGACTCATGCCGCTCTCCGCGCAACATCGGAAATATCCCGGACCATATTGACGAGCCCGTCGACACGAAGTCGGAGATCGACGCCGCCGACGTCGACGTCAATTCGCTCGACCAGCAATTGGACGATGCGAGCCTGCTCTGCAGGGAAGAGCTCATCCCAAAGAGGATCGAGCTGCTCCAGGGCCTCGCGCACTTCGCCTTCCGTGAGATCGTGGACGTTCGCCCGAGCCGCCCGCCACGTCTGAATGATTATCTCCGGTGACCTGAGGAGTGCCCGAATCTGATCAACCACGGCCGCCTCGATCTCAGCCGCGGGAAGCCGGCCGATTGCGGAAGCGTCGGCACCGCCTTTGATCACGGTCTGACTCACGTAGTAGCGGTAAAGCTTAGGGCCACGCCGCGTGTGGGTCGGCGACATGGCCCGGCCGTCCGGACCAAAGATGAGCCCCTTAAGGAGAGCGGGCGTCTGCGCCCGCGTTCGTCCGGCACGCACTTTCGGGCTCTCAGCGAGAACCGCCTGAACCTTTTCCCAGAGCGGCTTGGGGATGATCGCCTCGTGTTCGCCGGGATAGGCCGTGCCCTTGTGGACGGCGTCACCGACGTAGACACGGTTGTGGAGGAGCTTGTAGATGCGGCCCTTGTCGAGCTTCTGACCGTATTTGTTGACGAAGCCCTTGGCGGCCAGTTCACGGACAACGGTGAGAGTCGAGCGGCACTTGGCGAAGCGATCGAAGATGCGGCGGACCGCCGCCGCCTCCGTCTCGTTGACGACGAGCTTCCGGTCCTTGATGTCGTAGCCGAGCGGCGCCCAGCCCCCCATCCACATGCCCTTCTTGCGGGAAGCGGCGAACTTGTCCCGGATACGCTCCCCGATGACCTCGCGCTCGAACTGCGCGAAGGAGAGTAGGATGTTGAGCGTGAGCCGTCCCATGGAGGTCGTGGTGTTGAACGACTGGGTGACGCTGACGAAGGTGACGCCCTTCCGGTCGAAGACCTCAACCAGCTTCGCGAAGTCCATCAACGAGCGGCTGAGGCGGTCGATCTTGTAGACGACGATGACGTCGACGCGGCCGGCTTCGATGTCGGCGAGGAGCCGCCGAAGGGCCGGCCGTTCCAATGTGCCCCCGGAGAAGCCGCCGTCATCATAGCCGTCCGGCACCAGCACCCAGCCTTCGGGCTTCTGGCTAGCAACATAGGCCTCGCAAGACTCGCGCTGGGCGTCGAGGCTGTTGAACTCCATGTCGAGGCCCTCCTCGCTCGACTTCCGGGTATAGACGGCGCAGCGGAGCTTGCGGACGATCGGCTTCTTCATGGCCGGCCTCGCTGATTCTTGAGGCCGAAGAAGACCCAGCCGTTCCACCGCGTGCCGGTAATGGCGCGCGCCACCGCGGACAGCGATTTGTAGGGCCGTCCCTGATACTCGTAGTCATGGTCGCGGACGGTCACGCAGTGCTCGACACCCTGCCACTCGCGAATGAGACGCGTGCCGCTGATCGGCTTTTCCTCGGTGCGCGTGCGACGGAGAACGACGTCCCCGCCGTCGATCTGCCGGGCGAGTGCTTCGAGACGTTCAATGGTCTCGGGCTTCAGCCCGCCATAGGCGAGTTCCTGGATGCGGTAGGCGAGGCGGCTTTCGAGGAAACGGCGATTGTAGGGTGGCGGCTCCGTCTCGAAGAGGTCCCGCCACTGCCGCTTCAGGTCCGGCGTGGGCGTGGTCTTCAGCGCCGCTAATCGGGCAAGAACAGTATCGGTCACCCGACGTCTCCGACGTTTGCCTTCGGAGCGACATGACCGCGTTGGTCGACCGAGAAGTCGACGGAATTTTCTCCACGGTCCTCAGATAGTGGCCTTGACTGTCGGGTCCGAAGACGCACGAGCCCACGAGCGAGGATCTCACCAATTTCGGCGAGCCGGGATTGAGTGCCGGAGAGGGCTGGATCGGGAGCGTTCATCGTCGCGGTACCTGCGACAGAGATGATCTCGGCTCCCAAGAAAAGATAGCAAATTCAGGTCGTTAGAGAACATCCGCGCGAAAGAAAGCAGAGCAGCGAAAACGTTCGAAACGCGATCACGGCTCGCAAACGGCGGATGGAGACGCCCACCAATGCGAAATCGCGAATCACTTCGGATCGAGGAGGTCCTGGAAGGAAGCGATTTTCAGCTTGAAGCGATGGTTGGTCGCCCACTCCACCAAGATCGCGTCTGCGGCGTCGACGGTGATGGTCCGACGCCGTATCAGCTCCATCATCACATCCTGTGTGCGCAGGATCGTCAGCGCGTTCTGCCCGAGCGCTGCTTGGTGCAGGGCTCGTTGTATGGCGCGCGAGTCGTCGATCGCCAAGTCGCAACCGCGGTTGAGAGCAACCGCGATTGCGGCACGCTCGCCGGCGCCCAACCGCCCCTTGGCTGCCAAGCGCAGAAACAGTTCCAGCTCGACCGGATCATCGACGCGCTCCTCGGTGATCTGGCCTGCATCAAGCGCGGCGGCGTATCGCGCCTGCTGGTCTGGATATGTGCCAGTGATCTCGGCTGCGACGTGATCGGTCGCGATGAAGGACGCCGGGTGGGCTCCGATCAGGTCCATCCGGTCGATCCGCAGGAAGTTGATGAGGACGGAGGTGTCGGCAACGACGATCGCATGCACCATCCGACGATCCGCCCATCAACCGGTGCGCGTCGCTTCGGCGAACTCGACCAGGACCGAAGGGTCGGAGAAAAGCTTCTTGGCGATCTCCATAAGACGGCCGCGAGAAATCTCTTCCTGGCGGAATGCCTCGACGGCAAGCCGCACCAGCTGCGCACGCAGTTCCTGCTCGGGCGGCTCGCTGACCTTCCCCGCCTCGAAGAGATCCTCGAAGCCCAAGTCACGCATGTATCGGTTCCCCGTCTCCTTCTGACCGAGGAGAGCCGTGGTCTCACCGCCAGTGATATGACCGAGGCTCTTCAGGCGCCACACCGCCGCCTCGTAGCTCACGCCGAAGCGGCGGGCGAGGGACGCAATGTCCTGGTAAGTGATCGATTGAGATCCCGGCCGCGTCCGCAGCTCAGCCTCCATCATCGCGTCATTCGCCACGTCGAAGAGCGTCTGCGAACGGCGGCTTGGCGATCCCTTGTCCAGCTGGCGCAGGTGGTCGGCGACGCCCTCGGTCGGCATCAGGAATGCAGCCGCAAAGGCATTGGCGCGCTTCTCCGCGAGCTGGGTCGCATTCTGGCTGCGCGTCGTCGTGATCGTCTCACCGCGGTCGAACAGCGCATGGGCGTATTCGTGCGCATAGGAGAACCGACGTCGTACCGGGCGGTGGCTCTTGTTTGCGAGGATCGCCAGGCCGATCGAAGGATGGTTCACGAACAGGCCCGAAAGGCCATCCGGTAGGTCGGTCGCTGCGGTCCAGACGCCCTGCTCGCTGATCGTTTCCGCGGCATTGACGATCGGTGCGGTACCGAGCCTCAGACGTCGCCGCTCTTCCTGAGCGACGAGTTCGCCCTGGCGAATGGCATCACCCACCGACGAGAGCCTGCTTGCGTAGTTCGGGACCGTTTGCTCCGACGCCTGATCGAGAAGGCTGCGCAGACCGGCACCCTCCCGATAGAGATCGAGAATGCGGCGGACCTCGCTTTCGATCTCCGGCGCGCCCTCGATCTCGGGGAGGACGCGGTGAAGCACGACCAAGAGGTCCTCTTCCTTCGCCTCATTCGGCGAAAGGAAGTAGGCCGACGTCTGCCCAAGGAGATCGGCCAGCCTCGTGATTTCCAAAGTCGAGACCGCCCGAGCGCCGGTCTCCATATTGGTAACTGCAGTGCGCGGCAGACCAAGCGCGTCGGCGACCGCCTGCTGACTCAAGCCACGGCGCTCACGCGCGGCCCGCAGCCTTCCCCCAAGCTGCGTCGCATCCATCCTGACCTCCACCGGTTCTGATTGCCGAATCTTTTTTGGGCGGCGGCCTGCCGGCCGTCGCCGATGGAAAAGTGGCGGATCGGACCACAAATGTCAAGATTATACTTGCGCGTCCGATTTACGGACATAGAGTCGCAGCCTATCAGTGCCGGCGATTCTCGCGTGCACGAGTCTCTGGTCCTCAATTTCTAGGACCCGATGGTCGCCGGAACCCATCCACCTGCTCGCCGCGCGCGGGCAAGCATAAGGTTCGACGACCATGTCCAATCTCTACCGCTTCGTTCGCAGCGTCTCCCCGCAGGACCTCCGCAGCCACCTGTCCCAGAATGGCATCCCGCTGCCGGCAAATCTCAATTGGGATGCGTCCGCGGAGGAGTTTTCCCAAGGTTTCTTGAAGGCTGTTGATGACCTCGCCGAACAGGAACGCATCCAGCTTCTCGCCGACATCGATCGCGTCTCCGACATGACCGACGAGGTTGGCCAGGCGGCGCTGATGGCGCTCGCCGAGTGGCGCGACCGCCTCGCGGGCATCGACGGCGCATACCATCGGGCGCATTGGCTCTACGTCCAGTCCCGCGATGCATTCCGTCAGGCGGAGGAGATTCGCTACGCCGACGAGAACCAGAACGCGCAGCGCCTCTGGGATGGCTTCATCGGTCCGCGCCTGCTCGAGTTGAAGGACGACCCGGCGATCATCCAGCAGTTCAAAGACGCTGTGCGAGGGCTGCTCGGCGCCGGCCGCGTCCACGTCGAAATCTTCGGCCGTGTCCGCACCCGTAGCGGCGAGCCCGATCGGGAGATCAAGCAGATCACCGTCTACAGCGAAGACTTCCCCATTGATGAGGTCGTGTTCGCCACCAACGGCGTCAAGAATCAGGCACGGAAGCCGGTTCGCGAAACGGCGATCACCTACGAGCCGGGCAGCGGCACGATCGAAGTCGTCGGTCGCGTGAAGGCTCTGCGGGAACAGGTGGCATCTCTCTTCGCCGAGAAGCTTCTCGGCGTCGATCTCAGCGGGGAGCGGCTGCCGCCGCGGCGCGTCGACCTGTCGCCGCTCCTCAACTCGATCACCTTCGCCGTCGAGCCCGAGGATCGGATCGCGCGGGTCAAGCTTACTCGCCTCGTTGTCTCGGCGTTCGACGGCAGCCTCACCCAGTGGTTCGACGTTCCATTCGCCGACGATGAGACCTTGTACGAGGTGCTCGACGACGAATACGGCGTCGAGAATCCGCTGCGCACGCAGGCGCGGCCGTGGATGGCGCGCATCGAGATTCAGTTCGAGCCCGAAGGCGATCGGAAACGGGGCAAGAAGATCAACGTCGTTCTCTGCTCGCCGTCGAAGTGCAACCTCAGGGGAAAGACGGAAAGAGAGCGTCTGCTCCTGAACAAGTATCTCAAGGCGTGGGGTCTCCTTCGCGGGGCGGAAGGTTGAAAAAACCCACCCCTCTCTCTCGCCGCGGCGGCGAACTGCTACTGCGCCTTCTGGAGCAGCACAGGCCGGTGATCATCGCCGCGGCGCTGGAGGAGTGCTTTGCTGACGATCGGCCGAGCCTTGTCGATGCGGGCGCTCTGGACTTGCACGGTACCGCGCGCTCGACGATCGTTGCCGGCGACGACGGCCCGACGTTCCGCGATCTCTCCCCACAGGTGGGTCGAAACGCCAGGGGCTATTTCGACGCCGCTGACGGCAGCGTCACGGTTGCACCAGACGACCAGAGGCTCTTGCGGGTTTCTGTGCCGTGGTGGCTGGCTTGGCTCGCCAGCGCGCTCAAGCTGACCAATTGTAGCCAGCCGACCGAACTCGTCGAAGGGCATGCGTGGGACGTTGGAGATCTCTGGATCGACCGACGCCGCAAGGTTCCGCTGATCTTTGCGCGCCGGCTTCACCGCCCCGAGACCTGCCACGCGTTGACGGAAACCCTCAAGAAGCGCGCTGGTCGCGGTGACCCGCTCGTTCTCACCAGCAGCCGCAATCCGCCCTCGCGATTGGACCCGGGGCTGACACTCGCGCCGGTGTCGCTCCTTGCGGTGCTGACAAACGATGCGGACGACTTCGCCCTCGACCGCGAACTCATGCTCTCGCCCTATAACGCCGCGGGAAACACCGGGCCGACCGAGCCCCTCTACCTGTCACCAGATGGACGGCTACTGGTCCTCAAGGGCGTCGAGGTGAAGTTCAAGAGCCCAATCCACGTCGAGATCATTCGGCAGATCGTGGCAGCGCACCCAACGGGAGCGCTTGCCCGTGAGGTCCTGGAGAAGGCGGGTTCGGCCGCGCCGACGTTTCAGAAAGCGTTCGGCCCGAAGAAGTGGGCGCAGCTGAAGGCCCGCCTCAGATCGAAGGACGGTCTCTGGGGCTTCGGCCTCTAGCCACAATCTTCTGCCTGTTTTTCTGCCGCCTCGCCCCGCGATTTTCTCCCATACGCTTTGCGAAGAGTCCCTCGGCGCTGCTTGCAAACCCGAGGTGACTCGCCATGACGATCAAGCATCTTAATCAGGTCGAACTCTCTCGCCGCTGGAGCATCAGCCCGCGCACGCTGGAGCGCTGGCGCTGGCTCGGCCAGGGGCCGCAATACCTCAAGATCGGCGGCCGGGTCGTCTATCGGCTCGATGACGTCGAAGCCTACGAGGCGCAGCAGGTTCATACCCCGACCACAATCAGTCTCGGTGTCCTGTCGCATGTGAGCCATGCTTGAGCTCGTGGCGACCGATGACCGACGCCGACGGCGCAAATCAGCCAATCGCCCCAGACCCCGGAATGATCGCGGCCTTCGCGGCCGTCCTGTTCCGCTATTCCGAAGGCTGGGTCGCCGTGCGGGCGTTTCCCGAGAAAGGCGATGCAGGCCAGCCCGCCCGAACGCCCTTCGTCGCTGCCGACGCTGGGCTCGCCGCGAAGCTCCTCGTCGAAGCGGACGAGGCGACGAAGAAGGGCCTCGCCCTCTACGTCGTCGGTGGCGTGGTGTCCGCTCCCGGAAAGGCCAAGGCAGGCGATGTCATCGCCATCGAGACCGTTCTGGTCGACCTCGACCACGGCGACATCACGGCAAAGCGTGAGCATCTGGTGAGGCACCTCGGGCCACCGTCCCTTGAGGTGGCATCGGGCGGCATTACGGAAGAGGGGCAGGATCGCCTCCACCTCTATTGGAAGCTCAACGAGCCCGCGACGGGCGCCGATGTCGCCAAGGTGTGCGAGCTGAGGGGATCGATCGCCGCCAGGGTTGGTGGTGACCCGTCCTTCCGCTCGGCGCACCAGCCGATCCGAGTGGCTGGCTCGGTCTACCGGAAGGGTGGGGTCGAGCGCCTGGTCACCATCCGGGCGGAAGAGGAGGTCGAGAACGACCTCACCGACTTCGCTGCGCGCGTCGCGGCCATGCCGGCGATGGACGGCGAAACCGGGCCTGAGGTCCAGTCCCCCGCGGGTAAGGGCTCGGTCGTCGAACTGTTCGCGCGTCAGGTCCACGAAGGCGGTGTCGACGGTGTCACCCGCTTCGACGCTTTGAGCCGAATCATCGGCTACTGGATTCGCCGCTTCCGCGAGGGTCACGTCACCCGCGAGCAGGCGTGGGAAGAGATCGTCGCCTACAACGCCGCGCGCATTGTCCCGCCCTGGCCGCTCGACCGGTTGAAGCAGGAGGCACAGCGGCTGTGGCAGCGCGACTCCAAACGCCAGGGCCGTCGCGCCGGCGGAGATGGCGAGGACAGCGGCGACGAGTCCACTCCGACCGAGTTCACCGAGGACGCGCTCGCCTTGGAGTTCACCCGCCGCCACGGCCGCGATTGGGCCTACGTCGCGGCGTGGGGCCAATGGCTGGTCTGGACCGGTGCGCGTTGGGAACGCGAGGCCACGCTCCGCGCCTTTGATCTCGCCCGCATCGTTTGCCGCGAAGCCGCGGAGGGGTGCGAGAAGCCCGCTCTGAAGGCGAAGATCGCGAGCGCGCCTACCGTCGCCGCCATCGAGCGGCTGGCTCGGGCGGACCGGTCCCACGCCGCGCCGAGCGATCGTTGGGATCGTGACCCGTGGCTCCTGAACACGCCGGGCGGCATCGTCGACCTTCGGACCGGGAGGCTTGGCGATCACGATCGGGCGCTTGCGATGACCAGGATCGCAACGGCGACGCCTGCCGAGCACTGCCCGACCTGGCTGGAGTTCCTCGTGACGATCACCAACGACGACGCCGACCTGCAGGCCTATCTCCAGCGTGTCGTCGGCTACTGCCTGACGGGGATTACTACCGAGCACGCGCTGTTCTTCCTCTACGGCACGGGAGCGAACGGCAAGTCGGTCTTCGTCAACACCGTCTCGACCATCCTCGGCGACTACGCCACCACGGCGCCGATGGACATGTTCATGGCGGCGACCGGCGAGCGGCACCCGACCGACATGGCCGGGCTCCGCGGGGCGCGGCTCGTCGCGGCGGTCGAGACCGAGCAGGGGCGCCGCTGGGCCGAGAGCAAGCTGAAGGCGCTGACCGGCGGTGACAAAATCACCGCCCGCTTCATGCGCCAGGACTTCTTCGAGTTCATTCCGCAGTTCAAGCTCATCGTCGCCGGCAACCACAAACCTTCGATCCGCAATGTGGATGAGGCGATGCGGCGCCGGCTGCACCTCATTCCCTTCACCGTGACCATCCCGCCAGCCAAGCGCGACAAGACGCTGCCCGAGCGCCTGCTCGCCGAGAGCGACGGGATTCTCGCATGGGCCGTTGAGGGCTGCCTGGAATGGCAACGCGTCGGCCTGAAGCCGCCCGCCGCGGTCGCCGCCGCCACCAACGAGTATTTCGAGGCCGAGGACGCCCTCGGCCGGTGGCTGGACGAATGCTGCGAGCGGGGCGCTGCGCACGGCGAGACCACGGCAGCGCTTTACGACGCTTGGAAGTCCTGGGCGGACGCCAGCGGCGAATACGCCGGCTCGAAGAAGCGCTTCTCCGAGAACCTCATCGGTCGTGGCTTCGAACCTTACCGGGACCGAGCTGCCCGCGGCTTTCGCGGTCTGCGCCTCCGCGAGGGCAGCCTCAGCACCGATGGAATGGAGTTCTGACCCATGACGTTGGACCAACACAAACCCGATGCTGTGACGGATGTGACGGGTTCTTTCGTTGGACCGTTACACGTGCGCGGGCGCGCGCGTGACGCCGATACCGAAGGGATGCGTCACATCCGTCACGCTTCCAGCCAAGAGGTGCATCATGCCTGACATCCACTGGACCGTGACGATGGTCGAGGAGCGGTTCGTCGATGCCGCCGACACGATGAAGCGCTTGCCCGACGTGCGCGTGCCGGGGCACTTCAACACATGGCCGAAGATGCTCTACGAGTTTGCCGACCTTGTCGGGCAGGAGCCGCCCCGCTTCACCCGCGTGAGGCCAACCGCCGAATCGATCAGCCGCATGGAAGAGACGCTCGACTGGCTGAAGTGGTTGGAGCCCGCTGACCGGAAGATCGTCTGGCTCCGTGCAGCCGGCGAGCGCTGGAAGACGATCTGCTGGAAGGCCGGGCTCGCACGTGCCGCCGCCCACGAGCACTGGGTCTACGCTCTCTGCGTCGTCGCAGCGCGGCTGAACGGCAGGAAGGTGCCCGCGAGCATGTCGAAGCGCCGGCTGATCGAAACGTCGCTGGCAACCGACGCAGCGAAGCTCAGCGAAAATAGTCTGCAAGACACTTTTCGCGCGGACAGAATCGGCACGCGGGACTAGGTTTGCGGCTAGGCTGGCGAGAGGCGCGTCAGACGCCCCTCGGTCGGCCGGCCCGGGTCCTTCCTGGCCGGTAACCTATGCTGGCGGCAATGGCGCGAAAGTTCGCCACTGACAGCCGCAAAATCTGAGTTACCAGTTACCACCCGACGTTGGCGCGCGTGGGCGCGTAAGGCGCGCAACGGCGCGAGTTCCGCCTCGGTGCCGAGTGGTAACCCCCCGTGGTAACCGGCGCGCCCGGTTACCACCCCTCGCGAGACCCATAAGAAACCACGATGCCACCCCGGCTGCCCGACACGGTCGAGCACTGGCCGCTTGACCGTCTGCGTCCCTATGCCCGCAATCCGCGGACGCACTCCGACGAGCAGGTGGCGCAGATCGCGGCTTCAATCGTCGAGTTCGGCTGGACCAACCCGGTCCTGGTCTCGGGCGACGGGACGGTCATCGCCGGCCACGGTCGCCTCGATGCCGCCCGCCGGCTCGGGCTCGACGCGGTGCCGGTGCTGGTCCTTGACCATCTTTCAGAGGCACAGCGGCGCGCCTACGTGATCGCCGACAACAAGCTCGTGCTCAATGCCGGCTGGAACGAGGAGCTGCTGGCGGCCGAGTTGCACGCGCTGAACGGCGACGGCTTCGACCTGGCGCTGACCGGCTTCGACGAGACCGAACTCGACCGCCTGCTGGCGCCGCTCGACGAAGCGGATGACGGCGAGGCCGAAGCGGACGGCGACCAGGCGCTGGACCCACCACGGAATCCGGTCACGCTGCCCGGCGACCTCTGGTGCCTCGGTTCACATCGGTTGCTTTGTGGCGACAGCACGAAATCGGAAGACGTGGCGCGGGTGATGGATGGCGAGCGTGCATCGCTCCTTTTCACGAGCCCGCCTTACGGCAACCAGCGCGACTACACGACCGGCGGCATCGGCGATTGGGATGCCCTGATGCAGGGTGCCTTCGGGCGGCTTGCGGATGTGATGGCCGACGACGGTCAGGTCCTGGTCAATCTCGGGCTGGTCCACCGCGACAACGAGTGGCAGCCCTATTGGCAAGGTTGGCTCGATTGGATGCGGGAGCAGGGCTGGCGCCGCTTCGGTTTGTACATCTGGGATCAGGGTCCCGGCCTGCCGGGCGACTGGAACGGCCGGCTCGCCCCGGCCTTCGAGTTCCTCTTCCACTTCAATCGCGCGGCGCGAAAGCCGAACAAGATCGTCCCTTGCAAGTGGGCCGGCCACATCAACGATTCCCACGGCGGCATGCGCGACAAGGACGGTTCGGTCGGCGAATGGACGCACGCCGGCCAAGGCGTCCAGGAAACCCGGATCCCGGACAACGTCATTCGCATCACCCGCCACAAGGCACGCGGCATCGAGACCGAGCATCCGGCGGTCTTCCCGGTCGCGTTACCTGAGTTCATCATGAACGCCTACTCCGAGACGAACGATGTCATCTTCGAGCCGTTCGCCGGTTCGGGAACGACGCTGATCGCTGGCGAACGCGCCGGCCGTCGCGTCCGTGCGATCGAGCTGGCGTCCTCCTACGTCGACGTCGCGATCCTGCGCTGGCGCATGCTCCACCCGGCCTCGCCAGTCACCCTCGATGGCGACGGACGCTCGTTCGAGGAGATCGCCGCCGAGCGCGGCGTGGACATCGGCAATGGCGCCTGAATTGGGCGAGATCGAACGCTGGCCGGTCGAGCGTCTTCTGCCCTACGCGGCGAATGCCCGGACGCATCCGGACGACCAGATCGCCCAGATCGCCGGCTCGATCGCGGAGTTCGGCTTCAATGTTCCGTGCCTGGTAGACGAGCGGGGCGTGCTCATCGCTGGTCATGGCCGCCTGCTTGCCGCGAGGAAGCTGGGCCTCACCGACGTTCCGGTCATCCGGCTGGACCATCTGACTGACGCGCAGGCCCGCGCCTTCCGCATTGCCGACAACCAGATTGCCGTGAATGCCGGTTGGGACGACGCGCCGCTGTCGGCGGAGCTGGCCCGTCTCAAGGAGGACGGGGTCGACCTCGAGCTGCTGGGCTTCCCGGAAAGCGAACTTGATCGCCTGCTGGCCGGGCTCGCCGGAGAGTCGGGAGCGGACGGCGACGAAGATGCTGTGCCCGAGCCGCCAGCCGACCCGGTCACACGGCCGGGCGATCTCTGGCTCCTCGGCGACCACCGGCTGCTCTGCGGCGATGCAACGATCGCGACGGATGTCGAACGATTGCTCGGCGGCACCGTTCCGCACTTGATGGTCACCGACCCGCCCTATGGCGTCGAGTACGATCCGTCCTGGCGGAACGAGGCCGGCGTATCCGCGACCACGCGCACCGGCAAGGTGAGCAATGACGACCGTGCCGATTGGCGGGAAGCTTGGGCCTTGTTCCCCGGCGACGTCGCCTATGTCTGGCACGCGGGCGTCCATGCCCGCACTGTCGCCGAGAGCCTTGAGGCGGCTGGCTTCCCGGTGCGCTCGCAGATCATCTGGGCAAAGCCGCGCTTCGTCCTTGGCCGTGGCGACTACCATTGGCAGCACGAGCCGTGCTTCTACGCCGTCCGCAAGGGCGCGACCGGTCACTGGCAAGGTGCGCGCGACCAGTCGACGCTATGGACGATCGGCGCCACCGGCGATGAGGACGAAGCGACGGTCCACGGCACGCAGAAGCCGGTCGAGTGCATGCGCCGGCCAATCGTCAACAACAGCGCCAAGGGTGAAGCCGCCTACGAGCCCTTCGCCGGCAGCGGCACCACGATCATCGCGGCCGAGACCATTGACCGCCGGTGCCTCGCGATGGAGATCGACCCTCGCTATTGCGATGTGGCCGTCGACCGCTGGCAGAAATTCACGGGCGGGACTGCGATACTCGAAGGCGACGGATCGGCATTCGACGAGGCGAAGGCGGCGCGAGCCGCTTGATCAGCCGCGTTCGAGGTATCGCGTCGCCGTGTCGACGCGCGGCGGAATGCCGAGCCGGCGCTCGATGATGTCCCGGACAAGGTAGTAGAACCGGCGATCCTCCGAGTCGCGCTCGGGATCGCGGCAAATCCCGTAGACGATCGGCCAGGCTTCCCGGCCGTGCCGGGCGATCAGCGCCTCCGCGCGAATGTTGGCGCGACGCTTGGTTTCGGCTCGCCTCTTCAGAAACGCGAACATCGGGCTCGCTCAGCGGCTTCGGTACAGGCCGCCAACACGGCATGCACATGTACGACTGTCAACCAAGCCGGCAATCCCGAACCATGTCGCTGCTAGAGGCTTTCGCCAATGTCGTTGCCGGATACGTCATGGCCGTGGTGACGCAGGCGATCGTCTTTCCGCTCTTCGGCCTGTGGATGTCGATCGGCGTGACGATGGAGATCGGAGCCATCTTCACGGCGGTTTCGATCGCACGGAGCTTCACGCTGCGCCGACTGTTCGAGATGCTTCGCGTCCGTCAGGCCGAACGAGAAACCGCCGCCCGGCTAAGGGCGGCGGATGATCGCACGTCGGAAGTCGACTAGCCGGAGATGCGGTAGACCCGGCCGCGACCCTCGATCTTTTCGGAGGTCACGTCGAGCCCGAGCTTCTTCTTGAGGGCCCCGGCAATGGCGCCCCGCACCGTGTGGGGCTGCCAGCCGAAGGCCTTGACGATCTCGTCGATGCTGGCGCCCTTAGCGGTCTTCAGCATCGCGATCAGTTGCGACTGCTTGCTGTCGGCACGCGTCCGGCTCGGCTTGTCCTTCTTCGGCTTGCCCTTCTTCGCCGTGCCCTTCTTCGGCGCGCGGGTCCGCTTGGTCTTGCTTTCGGCGGGTGGCACGTCGGCCTCGGCCTCCGCCGGCGCCTCGCCCTGGTCGATGCCCAGCGCCTTGAACGCCGCGGGCGTCGCGGTGAGCGTCAGCGGGCGTTCGTCGTCGTCCCGCCGCCAGACCGTCTCGTCGCGCTTGGCGCGGACCTCCTTGAGGAGGCCCTTGCCGAGAAGGCTGCTGAGCACCTTGGCGAGGGCGCCGCCCTTCAGCTTGCTGGTGAGGGGATAGACGGCGCCGTCCGGGCGTTCGCAAGCGGCGCCGAGAATGACGAGCTGGGAATCGGAAAGCTTGGTCATGGGAGTCTCCTTCGGGTCCGAAGGCCGCGACCATCGCGCGCCTTCTACGACCCCGAGCCCCGACTGCGAGGTCGAGGCGGACGCGGGAGGCTCCTTGTCGCTACAAGGCGTGCTCGCCCTCATTGAAGGCGGCGTCGGAAATCCTGCGAAGCAGATCGGCGTGGGACTGAAGCGTTCCGACGTGGCCCCAATTGACCTCGTCGGGATGAACGTTGAAGTGCTCGTCGCTGAGGGCGGCGAGCCGTTCGAGCATCGCGTCGATCTCGGTCTTGCGGGCGACGAAGGCGTCGAGGGCTTTACTGTTGTCGGGGTGGTTGCGCATCGGGATCACCATCGGTTTCGGTGCCCCATAGATGCGCTGCGCGGGCCCGGAGCCAAGCGGATAAGCGTCTCATTTGATTGCTTTTTTGAAGGTCATTTCGCGGTCAGGGCGGATCGCCGCGCCACGCTCTCGCCGTGCGTGACGAAAAAGCTAACGATTTCGACTAGGCTCTGCGCCATGCGCGATTCAGATGTCAGGGCGGCGGTGCGGCGCGCGCTCGCCAAGGACTACGGCGACGATCCCAGCACCCGGATCGTCGAGGAAATGGGCATCTGGTCGGGAACAGTCCGCGTCGACGTGGCCGTGATCAACGGCGAGCTGCACGGGTTCGAACTCAAGAGCGAGCGCGACACCCTTGAGCGGCTGGAAGCGCAGCGAGATTTGTACAATCAAGTATTCGATCGCGTGACGCTGGTCGCGGCGTCTCGTCATCTGGATACCGCTCTCCGCAGGATTCCCGAGTGGTGGGGTGTCACGCGGGCAGTCCAGGAAGAGGATGGCTCTGTTCGATTGCGGCAGGTGCGACGAGCAAAGCGAAACAGGCACCAAGTACCGTTGCAGTGTGCGCGCCTGCTGTGGCGCTCGGAAGCACTCTCGATTCTGGAACGCTATGGAATTGACCGTGGGTTCAGATCACGGCCGGCAGAAGCCATCTCTGAGCGCCTGGCGCTGCACCTTCCCATCCGTGTGCTCGTTCGCGAAGTAAGAGAGACGTTGAAGGTGCGGCCGACGTGGCTAGGGCAGGCGGTTGGCAACCAGTGAGAGATGACGACTTGCAGCAATCGAAGCCCAAGTGGTTCGATTGCCGGCACCACCGGAGCCCAGGGCGATTTGTCCGACGCGTAGGTCGCCCCAACAATTGCTCAGGCCGCCAAAATTCGGATCACTCGCAAGCGTCTTGGCGTGCATACGGTACTGCTTGTCCATCGGCTGACCGGTCTTGCCTCTTGTCGGCCGGCCCTTCAATACGATCCACCGATCATCGAGCGTGTATCGGACGCTCACTGTAGCTCTCGTCATCGCGACGCCGGGCGGATCCGTGAGGTCCGGATGCGCGGATGCGTAGTCTCCATAGTGCAAAGCGAAAGGCGCGCTTCCCGACACGGCCACCCATGTAAGCCAATCACGGCGCGGGACCTCGTTGCGCCCCGTCGTCAACCCACCATGATCTTTGGGGGCCGCAGACGCCGCCAGCGTGACCGTGCGCCATAGTGGCGTGGCACTAATTTTGTCCGTGAGTGCGGTTGTGACCACCTGGGCGAGCAGGCTCGGATCAAAACCGCTGACCTCCTTTAGATCAATCACGAGGTCGATTTCCGCCGCCGTCCAGCCCTGGGTCGAAATCCATGAGGCGAGGCTTGCCAATTCATTCAGCTTAGCCTTGAGGACCAAACCGTTGGCGTACCGTCCGCGGGCTTTCTGTACGACGGCCAAGTAAGCGGGGTCCGCCCCGAACTCGACGCATGGAATGACTGGGACTTTGCCCTTTCCCAACCGATCGTAGATATGAATGTATTGCATGCTTGCGCCCGTAAGGTCGACGTGAAACGTGCCGTCCAGCGCGAGCGGTAGACCCATCCACGAGGCTGCGACGGAATCAGCAAATCCGGCCGGGGGCTTGAGCACGAGGTTGATGATCGGGAAGAGGCGCGCCTTTTCCTGCACCGACAGGGTCTGAAGCGCGTTGGCCTCTCCAGTTTTGCTGCGAAGCAACGGCAAGTACCGAAACTTTCCGGCCATGGTTCCCTCCGTAAGAGAATCCGTCGCCATTCTAATCTAATGGTTGTGGGCGTCTATCGGGCCGTCGGCGTGGTTGCTCTCTCTCAGTGGGGTCGGACGTGGGATTGTCGATCCGTGGCTATGCGCGGCAGCGGGGCGTCAGCCACGTCGCGGTCCTTCGCGCCGCCAAGGCGGGTCGCATCACGCTTGAGCCGGACGGCACTGTCGATCCGGCCAAGGCCGACGCGGCGTGGGAGCGCTCGACCGATCCCGGCCGCGCGAAGAAAGCCAAGGCGAAGCCGCCCGAGAAACTGAAGCCTGTCGCGGAAGCCGCAATGGGCTCCGTCCGCGAGACCCTGAAGGAACAGGGCCTGCCCTCGGGCGGCAACGTCACTTTCGTCCAGGCACGCACCGCCCACGAGATCGCCAAGGCGCATCTGGCACGGCTTCGCTTGCAGCGCATGAAGGGCGAGCTGGTCGACCGGGCGCGGGCGACAGCGCTTGTCTTCCGGCTGGCACGTGAGGAGCGCGACGGCTGGGTCAATTGGCCGGCGCGGGTCGCAGCGTTGATGGCGGCGGAACTCGGCGTGGAGGCGCATCCGATGCAGAAACTTCTGGAGACGCATGTCCGCGCTCACCTCGCCGAGCTTGCCGAGGTCCGACCCGAGTTTCGGTGATCTCTTCTCGTTCGAGGGCGCCGAGGAGCTGTCGGGATCATGGCACGACGGACTGACGCCCGATCCGACGCTCACCGTGTCCGAATGGGCGGATCGCCACCGAATCCTGAGCCCGCGGGCTTCGGCCGAGCCGGGGCGCTACCGGACCGACCGCACGCCCTACATGCGCGCGATCATGGACGCGCTGTCGCCGGCCCATCCGGCGCGCCGGGTGGTGTTCATGAAGGCGGCGCAGGTTGGTGCCACCGAGGCCGGCAACAACTGGATCGGCTACATCATCCATCATGCGCCCGGACCGATGCTGTCGGTCCAGCCGACCGTCGAACTCGCCAAGCGCTTCTCGCGCCAGCGCATTGATCCGCTGATCGCCGAGAGTCCGGCGCTTCGCGATCGGGTCAAGCCCGCCCGCTCGCGCGATGCCGGCAACACCATGCTGTCGAAGGAGTTCCCCGCGGGACTCCTGGTGATCACCGGGGCCAACAGCGCGGTCGGCCTCCGCTCGATGCCGGCGCGGTATCTCTTTCTGGACGAGGTCGACGCGTATCCGCCCTCGGTCGACGAGGAAGGCGACCCCGTCGCGCTCGCCGAGGCGCGCACACGCACCTTTTCGTGGCGGTCCAAGGTGTTCCTGGCGTCGACCCCGACGATCCACGGCAGCTCGCGCATCGAGCGCGAGTACGAGGCGTCCGACCAGCGGCGATTCTTCGTCGCTTGTCCGCATTGCGATCATCGCCAGTGGCTCCGCTTCGAGCGGCTCCGCTGGGAGAAGGGCAAGCCCGATACCGCGCAGTACCTCTGCGAGGGCTGCGACGGCCCGATCGAAGAGCACCACAAGACGGCGCTGCTGCAAGCCGGCGAGTGGCGCGCGACCGCCGAGGCCGCGGATAGCGGGACCATCGGCTTCCACCTCTCGGCGCTCTATTCGCCGGTTGGGCGGTTCTCGTGGATCGACATCGCCCGCATGTGGGAGGCGGCGAGTACCGACGAGGCCAAGCGGAGCTTCAAGAACGGCGTCCTCGGCGAGACGTGGATCGAGACCGGCGAGGCGCCCGACTGGCAGCGGCTCTATGAGCGGCGGGAGGATTGGCTGGTCGGCACGGTGCCGAGCGGTGGGTTGTTCCTGACCGCGGGCGCCGACGTTCAGAAGGACCGGATCGAGGTCTCGATCTGGGCTTGGGGTCGTGGCCTCGAAAGCTGGCTCGTCGATCACATCGTCATCGACGGCGGCCCCGAGCATGCGGCGACGTGGGGCGAGCTATCGCAACTCCTCGATCGGACATGGCCGCACGCTCATGGAGCCCGGCTCGGTCTCGCCAAGCTCGGCATCGACACTGGCTACGAGGCGCCTGCCGTTTACGCGTGGGCGCGTGCCGCCGGCTTCGCGCAGGTGGCGCCCGTCAAGGGCGTCGAGGGCTTCAATCGCGCGGCACCGCTCACCGGCCCGAGCTATGTCGATGCCACCGAAAGCGGCCGAAAGGTCCGGCGCGGTGCCCGCCTGTGGACGATCGCTGTCGCCACCTTCAAGAGCGAGACCTATCGCTTCCTGCGGCTCTTGCGGCCGACCGACGATGAGATCGCCGGGGGCGCCCGCAATCCGGCCGGCTACATCCATCTGCCGCGTGGCTCTGAGGCCGAGTGGATCAAACAACTCGTCGCCGAGCAGCTGGTGACGGTCAAGACGCGACGCGGCTTCCAACGCCTCGAGTGGCAGAAGCTCCGCGAACGGAATGAAGTGCTCGATTGCCGGGTCTATGCCCGCGCCGCAGCCTGGATCGTCGGCGCCGATCGCTGGGCCGACGAGAAATGGCGCGACCTCGAAGACCAGGTCGGGCCGCAGCCTGACCACATAACGCAGGCGCAGCAAGGCGACACGGCGCTGCCGGCCGGCGTGCTCACGCGTGCCCCGATGGAGGGTGGTAAGCGCCGCTCCGATTGGCTCACCGTCGACAAGGGATGGCTCAAGTGATCTGGAGCAATGTCGAACTCGACGCGCTGAAGCGCGCCTATTCCTCCGGAACGCTCCGTGTCAGCTATGAGGGGAAGAGCGTCGAATACGGCTCGGCCGATGATCTTTTGAAGCGCATCCGGACGATCGAGCGCGAGATGGCGGCGGCGACGCCTTCCCCGCTGCCCCTTGCCGGCTTCGCTGGTTTCTCGCGCGGCGACGGCTGATGGCGGACGTGAATTGGCTCGACCGGGCGATCGGCACCGTCGCACCGCGAGCCGGGCTGCGTCGCGTCCTCGCGCGGCAGAGCTTCGCGGCTCTGACGCGGGGCTATGACGGCGCCGCCAAGGGCCGGCGCACGGATGGCTGGCGTGCGGCAGGGACCTCGGCGGATGCCGAGATCGCGGTCGCCGGCGGGCTTCTCCGGGATCGCATGCGCGATTTGGTGCGCAACAATCCGCATGCCGCCAAAGCAGTCTCCGTCCTGGTCAACAACATCGTCGGCGCCGGGATCATCCCGCGTGCGGCGACTGGTGACGACCGCCTCGACGCCGAGGTCAACAAGCTTTGGGAGGACTGGTCCACCCGCTGCGATGCTGACGGGCAGCTGGACTTCTTCGGGCTGCAGACCCTGGCCTGCCGGCAGATGATCGAAGCGGGCGAGGTGCTGCTCCGCCGCCGGCCACGCCGTCCGGGTGACGGGCTCGAGGTGCCTCTGCAGGTCCAGCTCCTCGAGGCCGACATGCTGGATGCTGCAAGGAACGGTGATCTCGCCGATGGCGGGCGGATCGTTCAGGGCGTCGAGTTCGATGGCATCGGCCGACGCCGGGCCTACTGGCTTCACGCGCAGCATCCGGGCAACGCGGTCGTCTCTTCGCGGCTGCGCTTCGACAGTATTGGCGTGCCCGCGACTGACGTGCTGCATCTCTACGAGAAGCAGCGGGCGCAGGTCCGCGGTGTCCCGTGGGGCACGCCGGTTATGCGGGCGCTCCGCGACCTCGACGACTGGACGCAGGCCGAGCTCGTCCGCAAGAAAACCGAGGCGTGTGTCGTCGGCATCGTCCTCGGCGCCGACGAGGCGGAACAGGGCGTTGCGCCCTCGGTGGTCGACGCCGACGGCAACCGGGTCGAACAGTTCGAGCCGGGCCTCATCGCCTATGCTCGCGGCGGCAAAGACATCAAGTTCAATCAGCCGGCGACGACCGCAGGAGTTGCCGAGTGGCTTCGGGCGCAGCTGCACATCGTCGCGGCCGGCTTCCGGCTGCCCTACGAATTGCTGACCGGCGACCTCAGTCAGGTCAACTATTCTTCGATCCGGGCCGGGCTCGTCGAGTTCCGCCGGCTGATTGACGCTGTGCAGTGGCAGATCTTCGTACCCGTGTTCTGTCAGCCGGTGTGGGACTGGTTCACGGCGCAGGCGTGGGCAGCCGGGCGGCTTCGCTCGCCGACCGTTCCTGTCCAGTGGTCGCCGCCGCGCTTCGAGGCGGTCGACCCGTTGAAAGACGCTATGGCCGATCTTCTCGCCATGCGATCCGGCACCATGACGCTGGCGCAGGCCATAGCCCGGCAAGGCCATAACCCGGATGCGGTGCTTGCCGAGATCGCCGCCATGAACGCCAAGCTCGATGCGCTCGGCGTCATCCTCGACAGCGATCCGCGCAAGGTCACGAAGACCGGTGTGATCCAGTCTGAAACGACAATTCCCTCAACGGCATGAGCTCGCCGGCGCTAACTCTCTGAGATCGATGGCTCAAGTCGTCCGGCGGCTTCGCCCGATGCGGGCCGATCGACCTCGGCTGAGGCCAGCGACGCTCGAAGGACCTCTAGCAGATGCTCCAACTTGCTGAGCAACTCATCAAACGTGATCACCAAGACCGACTTGAGCCCGTTCCTAAACAGCTCGAAGGATTTGAGCTCCGACTTCCCCTCGGGAGTTCGCCCCGCGATCACTAAGCCTTGTATCGCGTAGCTCTCGACATCCCAAATTCCCGACGAGTCCTTAAGAACAGTGATCGTTTTCTGCAGCTGGTATCGTTGATCCAGCACTTGGTTGACCGCTCCGGCCAGCTCACGACCGGGACCATGAAGATCGCCGCGATAGGGCGCCGATTCAACGACCGCGGTCTCAGGTGTTTTGATCTCCACGAGAGCGAGATTGCCGCTAGCTGCTGCCTTCACGGCAAAATCGCTGATCTTGTCACCGGAGCCGCTGAACTTTCGACCACCGACCGAGATTTGATCCCCTATCATCATGATCGGCAGGCCGAAGGCGAGCCTCAAAACAAAGGGGTTCTCGGCAAAGAAAGTCTGCCAAGCGCTCTCTTTCAGCTTCTTCGAGAGCATCTTCTTTAGCCGCACGACTAGCTCTTCCAGAGTGACGACCTCAATCTCTCGGTTCAACTCCAGTAGTGCTTCGGGTTCACTCCGCCGAACAGACCTCGCTGATGTGGTAGCCGCTGCGACCACCGCCTTTCGGTCTTCCGCTGAAAGAACGACGGTGCGTGCGAGGCTCTTACCAATCGCTTCCAGAATCGCATCTTTGCGATACTCCCGATGTTTCTCGGGAAACTTCTTCGGATCGACAGCGGTCAGAAGCGTGTTGTGGGTGACGACCCACTTCTCTTCAGACGCGATCGAGAGCGCCTTCTCATGTATGCGGTTAATCGCTTTGCGCGCGTCGTCGAACGCGCCGGCACCAATTGCGTAGGTGGCTCCCTCAATCACTGGGACACCACCTGCGCGACGCCCGCGGCGCAGACGAAGATCGGTCACACCGTCGATTTCTTCTATCGACTCGATCAAGTATCGAAGGTCGTAGTTGAGGCCGAGCCCAAAGTAGGGGTCCTTCACGAATCCCGACGGAAGACCTCTCAGGGCGTCGATCAAGGCCTCATCGCTGTCGATGTCCGAGAAGCGAAAGCCATCGAGGGTAATCGTGCGAAGAGTTGCGTATTTCGGGTCCAGAAACGCGCGGCTGGTAGCAGTCGTGTTCAACGGATAGGTGACAACCACGTCCGTCTTCTCGGTCCCCTCGACGAGCAGAATTTGCCTCGAAGGTGCTGAGAAATCGCTGTTGATGTTCTTAGCTATGCGAATGGCCTCTGGCGCGGGCCGATAGTGGAGCGTCCAATGACCAGGTTTCTTGCTGGCAAAAGCAAGAACAGCCCCATCCTCGGCGGTGGCGACATAGCCGGTGCGAAAGCGGTTCGGTGGCAGTGTCCTGACTCCCCTGATGTCAAGCCGCGTGCGGATCAACCACTATATTTGCCCGCCTGCCCAAAGAAAGCCGGGTGCGAAGATCTCCGGACGCCCTCGTGGTCTGAACTCGCTAACCCAGCCAACGGATAGCAAATGCCCGAAAGAATTGATTTCCCTGCCTTCCGGCGGGCCGCCGACCTATTACCCGCGACCATAGACGAGGGCGACCGCTCGATCGACGTCGTCTGGTCGACAGGGGCGCGGGTGCGGCGCCAACCATTCTTCGGCGAGCCGTTCGACGAAGAGCTGAGCATGGACACGGCCCATGTCCGGCTTGAGCGGCTGAATGGCGGCGCGCCACTCCTCAAGGTTCACGACCGTTTCGCACTTGAGTCGGTGATCGGCTCGGTGGTGCCCGGAACCGCGCGGATCGAGAACGGTCGGGGCGTTGCCCGCGTCCGCTTCAGCGACCGTGAGGATGTCGCGCCGATCTGGACCGACATCCGGGATGGGCACATCCGCGCAGTGTCCATTGGCTACCAGGTCCAGCGCTACGAAATCTCGAAGCCCGCCAACAGCCCCGAGCTGTGGCGGGCGGTCGACTGGACCCCCTTCGAAATCTCCGCGGTCCCGGTCGGGGCCGATCCGGCGGCCGGCTTCCGCTCGGTTGATCCCGTCATGCCCTGCGTCGTCACCCGGGACGACGCCCCGAACGTAAGGAACCTATCCATGGACAAGACCGACAACGCGCCGGCCGCGCCGGCAACCGAGGTCGAGGACGAGGCGCCGCCAGCGCTTCCTGCCAAGGAAACCGGCAGCGGCAAACGCATCCGATCGGCCGAACGCGCCGCCGAGCCTGCGGCTTCGGCGATCGAGAGTCGCCAACGCGAGCAGGCGGCAGAGACGGACGCGCTGGTCGCCCGTACGCAGGAAGCCGAGCGCACCCGAGTCGGCACGATCTACGACCTTGCCGCGCGCCTCGGACTGGAGCGGACGATGGCCGAGGACCTCGTATCTCGCGGCGTCGCCATCGACGAGGCCCGCCGTGTCATCCTCGATAAGGTCGCCGAGAACTCCGAGCGGACGCGGACTTTCCCGCACGTCTCGGTGCCCCTCGGAGGTCGCGACGAACGGGTCACTCGCCGCGACGCCGTGGCGAATGCGCTTCTCCATCGTTACAGCCCGACGCTCTTCCAGCTCTCGGAGCCCGCCCGGGAATATCGCGGCATGACGCTCCTGGAGCTTGCCCGCGAGTTCCTGGGATCGGCCGGCGTCAATGTCCGCGGCTTCTCGCGTGACGAGATCGCCACCCGGGCGCTGCACTCCACCTCCGATTTCCCCGAGGTGCTGTCGGCGGTCACCAACAAGACCCTGCGGCAGGCTTACGAGGTCTACCCGCGCACCTTCGTGCCCTTCTGCCGGCAGGTGCTTGCCACCGACTTCAAGGCCATGAACCGGGTGCAGATCGGCGAGGCGCCGCAACTCCTGAAGGTCAATGAGAGCGGCGAGTTCAAGCGCGGCACCATCGCCGAGTCGAAGGAAAGCTACCGCATCGAGACCTATGGCCGTGTGGTCGGCGTCACCCGTCAGGTGCTGATCAACGACGACCTCGACGCCTTCACCCGCATCCCGGCCATGTACGGAACGGCCATCGCGACGCTGGAAAGCGACGTGGTCTGGGCGATCATCACCGCCAACGCGGCGATGGCTGACGGCGTGGCGCTGTTCCATGCCACCCACAAGAATCTCGCCGGCACCGGCGCGGCCTTGAGCGTCACCAGCGTCGGCGAGGGCCGCGCTTCGATGGCCAAGCAAACCGGCCTCGACAAGAAGACGGTCCTCAACATCCGCCCAGCCTACTTGGTTGTGCCGGCGTCGCTCGAACTCGCCGCTGAGCAGCTGATCGCCCAGAACCTCGTCCCGGCCAAGACCGGCGACGTGGTCCCGCAATCGATCCGCACGCTCAACCCAATCGCCGAGCCCCGGCTCGATGCGGTCAGCCTCACGGCGTGGTACCTCGCGGCAAGCCCCGCCCAGATCGACACGGTCGAGTTCGCTTACCTCGAAGGCCAGCAGGGCGCCTATATCGAGACCCGCAACGGCTTCGATGTCGATGGCGTCGAGATCAAGTGCCGGCTCGATTTCGGGGCAAAGGCTATCGACTGGCGCGGCCTCTACAAGAACGCTGGCGCGTAGCGCTTCACGATCATCATCGGTTCCGACGAGACGGGCGGCATTGGCCGCCCTTCGTCGTTTTCTAGAAGGACATCCTCCCATGAAGAACTACATCCAGCCCGGCAACACGATCACGCTCACCGCGCCCTACGATGTGAACTCGGGGGACGGGCTCCTGGTCGGCTCCATCTTCGGCGTCGCCACCGGCGCGGCGCTCAGCGGCGCGACCATCGAGGCAGCGCTCGTCGGAGTGTTCGACCTGACCAAGGTCGGCTCGCAAGCGTGGTCGCCGGGCGACCGGGTCTATTGGGACAACACCGCCAAGCAGACCACCAAGACCGCGTCCGGCAACACGCTGATCGGCACGGCGACCGATGCGGTCGGCACCGGTGCCGGCGAGACCATCGGCCGCGTCCGGCTGAACGGCAGCTTCTGAGCGAGCCGTGTCAGCCTTTCCGGCGGCGGTCGATGCGATCTTTGCCGACAACAATATCGGCGAGGCCGCGATCTGGCGGACGGGTGGTGTTGGCGCCGGTGTTCCCGTGCGCGTCATCCGCAAGTCTCCCGACAAGATCGTCGGGTTTGGCGATAGCCGGGCGATGATGCCCTCGGTCCTGGTCGACGTCCGAACCTCCGAGATCGACTTGCCGGCCGCGGGGGATACTGTCGAGATTGCCGGTGGCGTCTTCGACGTCAACGCCGAACCGACCGCCGACACGCTTCGCCTCGTCTGGTCCTGCGAAGCGTCGCTGCGACCCTGATCCCATGCGCTTCGATCTGAAGGCCGACGATGTCGGCGCAATGCTCAAGGGCGCGGTGACCGATGTCGAGAGGGCGGTCACCGCCGCCATGGACGACGTGACCGGCGGGTTGAAGGCGGAACTGCGCGAGCAGGTGACAGGCTCGGGTCTCGGCGGACGCCTCGCCAATACCTGGCGCGGCAAGCGCTATCCGGTCTCCGGTCAGAGCGCCGATGCCGCGGCCTTCGTCTGGTCGCGAGCGCCGAACATCATCGATGCGTTCGAGCGTGGCGTGACCATCCGCTCTAAGCGAGGGCTCTGGCTTGCTATTCCGACGCCGGCAGCCGGCGCCACCGGGCTCGATGCCTCGGGCGCGCGGAAACGCGTCACACCGGGCGGCTGGGAGAGGCGGACCGGAATGCGGCTCCGCTTCGTCTACCGGCGCGGCGCCCCATCATTGCTCGTCGCCGACGATGCGCGTCTTGGCAAATCGGGACTGGCGCAATCGCGGGTCCGCAAGACCAAGGCTGGCGGTTCCTATGTGCCGATCACCGGCCGCCAAACCATCGTCGTCTTCATCCTCGTGCCGCAGGTGACGCTCCGGAAGCGCCTCGACGTTGAGGGCGCCGGCAACCGCTGGGCGGATCGCGTCCCCGGCCTCATTGCGCAGCACTGGACATGATCGATGGCAAGCCGACGCGAGGAAGTGCTGGAAGCGGTGCGAGCTTTGATCGCGACCGCTCTGCCGGCAGCGAAGGTCGAGCGCAACGCGGCGAAGCCCGAGCGTATTCCGGTTGGTGGGCTCGTGATCGTCCGCGACGGGGACCCCGGTGATCCGGAGGTCACGCTGTCGCCGCTTACTTACATCTATACGCACCGCATCCCGGTCGAGATCGCGGTCGTTGCCGCGCCTCCATTCTCGCGAGAGCAGGTCCTCGACGCGACGCTGGTGGCGATCGGCGCGACGGTCGAGGCCGATCGCACCCTCGGCGGGCTCTGCGACTTCCTCGAACCGGAAGCGCCCTCGACCGACGACCTCGAGGCGACCGGCACGGTCGCCGGCCGCTGGGCCGACGCCGTCGTCCTCGCGATCTACGCGACTTCCAACCCTCTGACCTGACCTTCAGGAGACTTCCATGGCACGTGCACGCGGCGCCAACGCCATCATGGCGGCGGCGTATGAATCGACCTACGGCACGGTGCCGGGATCGGGCTTCAAGAAACTACCCTTCGTGTCGGCCGACATCGGCGAGGACCAGGCCCTGATCGCCAGCGATCTTCTCGGCTATGGCCGCGATCCGCAGCAGCCCGCCCGGGACGTGATCAACAACGAAGGCAATATCGTTGTCCCGATCGATCTCCGGAACTTCGGCTACTGGCTGAAGCTCCTGATGGGCGCGCCGACGACCACCGTCGGCGTGGCCGCCACCGGCAACTTCGTTTTCAGCGCCCAGCCGGCGAACAATGCGACGATCACCATTGGCGGTACCGTCCTCACTTTCGTCACCGCGACGCCGACCGGCAACCAGATCAAGATCGGGGCGACCCTTGCCGAGACCATCGCCAACGCGGTGATCGCCCTGAATGCCAGCGGCGTCGGCGCGATCTCGGCGCAGAGCTACAGCGCCGATCTCGCCGGGACGACGATCCAGATCGTGTCGGACACGATCGGCACGGCCGGCAACAGCGTCACGATCGTGGCTTCGTCCTCGCCAGCGTCGAACGCCACCGCCTCGGGCGCGACCCTTTCGGGTGGATCGGCCTCGGGCCCGAGCAACCACGTCTTTGTTGCCGGCGCCCTGTCTCTGCCGTCCATGTCGATCGAGATCGGCATGCCAGACGTGCCGTCCTACGGCATGAACTTCGGCGCCGGCGCCAACACGCTGGCGATCCCGCTGCAGCGCTCGGGCCTCCTCAACGCCACGCTCGGCATCATCGCCCAGGGGGAGACACGCTCCACGTCTTCCGGCGCGGGGGTGCCGGCGGAATCGGTCATCGAGCGCTTCACCCAGTTTACCGGACAGATCCGGCGCGATGGTGTGCCGCTCGGCAACGTCACATCCGGCAACTTCAACTTCTCGAACGGGCTCGACAAGGTCGAGGTCATCCGACCGGACGGGCGGATCGGCGGCATCGATCCGGCGATGCTCGCGGTCACCGGCGAGGCCGTCGTGCGCTTCGCCGATACGACGCTTCTCGACCTCGCCACCGCGACGACGCCGATCGAACTCTCCTACGGCTGGTCGATCAGCGCCTCGAAGTCGCTCTCAATCATCGCCCACACCGTCTGGCTGCCGCGGCCGAAGCTGCCGATCACCGGTCCGAACGGCGTCCAGGCGAGCTTCAGCTGGCAGGCGTCGGAGCATCCGACGCTCGGCAAGACCTGCACCATCACGCTCGTCAACGACGTGTCGGCTTACTGACCAACGTCCAATCTCCAAGAGGCTCACCATGCTCAAACTCGCCCTCGACCGCGAGCCGTTCTGGCTCGACCTCGCTGCCGGCGTTCGCGCCCGGTTCAAGCCGATCACCGTCGCGGCAATCCTCGTCGCCCGTCAGGCCGCCGCGGAGGTGCTCAAAGCTGAAGGCGAAGACTCCACCACCATGGCCGGCCTCGCCTTCACCCGCTCATTGGCGCGGGCCGGCATTCTGGAATGGGCAGGCGTCGGCAACGCCGAGGGCGACCCCGTCGAGCCGAGTCCCGGCAATATCGATGCCCTCCTCGATCTCTGGCCGATCTTCGATGCGATCGATCGGCAGTACGTCGCGCCCGCCCTGATCGGGCTCGACGAAAAAAACGGCTCATCGCTCTCGCCGAATGGCACTTCGGCGGGGGCGACGGCTACTGCGCCGCGTGCCCGGAAAGCTGCGGCGACTGCCCGTACCTAGAACACGCCCCGAAGACACCTGACGGCGTGGCGGCCTGGGGCGTCCTGCGGCGGGTGGCCGGTCAGGTCCGTGCCGCGCCTGCCGGCGTCTACGCCCTCGATTTTGCCGCCGTCCTTCTTCTCGCCGACGCCATGGGCGCCCTGAACAACCTTCTCGTCGAACTTCTCCCGGAGATCGAGCCGATCGTCGTCCGGGCCTATTCCAAGGACAACACTTCATGACCGACCGGCAGGTGTCGATCCGCATCGGCGTCACCGGCAAGGATGACGTCAAGCGCGCCTTCGACGAAGTCGGCCGGGCCGGGCAGGATGCGTTCGCCAAGGTTGGCTCGGCCATGGACACGGCCGGCGCTGCGGCCGATCGCGAGGCGCAGCGCCTCCAGCGGCTGGCGCAGGCCGCCAAGCAGGCTGCCGCGGCCGACGCCGCGCAGCAGAATTTCAACCGGGTCCTTGGTGTCGGCACATCGAACGCCGGCTCGGCCCACGATTCGGCCAAGGTCTTCATGGACGCGGCTAAGGCCGCCGAGGACCTCGAAAGCCGCACCCGCGCCCTTCGTGCGCAGATCGACCCGCTCGGCGCGGCGCAGGCCCGGCTCAACGCCGAGATCGCCGAGGCCAACGCCCTCTTCCGTGCTGGCGCCATCACGGCGCAGGAGCAATCGGCGGCGCATGCGCTCGCCCAGACGCGGTTCAACGGGACGGCGAAGGCGCTCGGCGCGGTCGGCGCCAGCACCAAGCTGACCTCGTCGCAGCTGGTCAATCTCAGCTACCAATTCAACGACGTGGTGGTGAGCCTCGCCGGTGGCCAGCGCCCGCTGATGGTCCTCCTCCAGCAGGGCTCGCAGATCAGCCAGGTCTTTGGACCGGGCACCGGCATCACCGGCGTCCTCAAGGGCGTCGGTCAGGCGCTCGCCACGCTGATCACGCCGACGACGCTGCTGGTCGGCGGGATCGTGGCCGTCGGCGGTGCGGCGCTCTACGCCTATGGCAGCTTCGTCAGTTCGGAAAAGCGGCTTGAAGTCGCCCTCGGCGGTGTCGGCCGGGCAGCAGGAGCGACCATTGGGGACCTGAACGACATTGCCGATGCCGCGGCCTCTGCCGGCCGCGTGTCCGTCTCAGCCGCACGCGACATGGAGGAAGCCTTCCTCCGAACCGGCCGAATCGGGGTATCGAGTTTCGTCGATCTGATCGCCGTCGCCAGAAACTATGCCGCCACGACCGGCGAGGATGTCGACGCGGCGGTCAAGGAGCTGGCCGCGGCCTTCGCCGATCCGGGCAAGGGGGCCGACGCCCTCAATGCCAAGGTCGGATTCCTCGACGACCGCACCCGGCAATATGTCAAGACACTCGCCGCCCAGAACGATTTCACCGGCGCGCAACGCGCTCTTCTCGATGCGCTGAAAGGCAGCCTGGTCGACGCCAGCGAGACGACGACGGCGCTCGGGCGCGCGTGGGACTTCGTCAAGCGCAACGCTTCAAATGCGCTCGATTCGATCGGGTCCGGGATCGACCGGGTGTTCAGCGGACCCTCGCTCGAACAGCGTCTCCGCGATCTGCAGCAGGAGCGTTCCGTCGCCACTGGCCCGTGGGGCGCGCGGCCGCTCATCACCCGCTCGGTCTCGACCATCGATGCCGAGATCGCCGCGGTTCAGGCCCAGCTCGACGCTTTGCACAGCCAAGTGCAGGCAGCTGCCGCCGATGCCGCCGCCAGCCGCACGTCGGTGCTGACCGGCGATATCGCCCGGAGCCTGACGCCCGGCTTCGAGGACCTGCAGAAACTCAAGGAGGAACAGGCCAAGCTCAAGGCGGCGCTTGACGATCCGCTCGCCCGCCAGAAGATCGCCGACCTTGTCCAGGTCGAAGCCGCCTATGACGCGGTCTCGCGCGCGATCACGACCTGGCTTGGCCCGGCCGAGAAGGCCCGTCGTCTCGACGAACTCGAAATCGCGGCCCTGCAGGCCAAGACGCCCGCGCAACGAGCAGCCATCGCCGAGGAGCGGCGGCGGATCGAGCTTTCCGGCGAGGCGGTCACCGCCGCCACGGCCGAGGCCGACATTGCTCGTGCCGGTGCGAAGGCGGCGGCCGATGCGACGCAGGCGATTCGCGACCAGTCGATCGCGCTGGACGTCAATACGCGGGCGACGCTGGCCGTTGCCGATGCCTGGCTGAAGGGTGCGGCGGCTGCGGCGGAAGCCGAGGCACGGCGGAAGGCGCTGACCGAGGCCATCAAGAACGGCGCCGATGTCGAACTCCGCACCCGCGAACTGCTGCAGGACCAGATCGCGGAGCAGGCGAGCCAGTCGGCGAAATCCGCCGCCGACCTTGATGCACAGGCGTCCGCGCAGAGACGCGTCAACGACGCCGTCGCCGCCGGGCTCCTCTCGTCCGAGCAGGCGCGGCGGGCAATGCAGACCGAGCAGGCGCTCCGCCCGCTCATCGTCGCCGAGGCGCTCGCCGAGGGCGATGCCAAGGAAACGCTGACCCGTGTCATCGACGCGCTCCGCGGCGCCTATGGCCGGCTGAATAGCGAGGAGGCCCGCGCCGTCGCCCTCCAGACGCTCGAAGGGCAGCGGGACCAGATCGCGCTCTTGCAGAAGCAGATCGATTTGGTCGGAGAGGGCGAGTCGCAGCGGGCCGTTGTCATCGCGCAGCTTCAGGCCGAGCAGCAGCTTCGCCAGCGTGGCATCGCGCTCACCAGCGCCGAGGGACAGGCGATCCTCGCCAATGCCGCCGCGATCGAGCATCTGAACCAGTCACTCGCTCAAAGCCAGGCGGCGACGCAGGAACTGCAGGGCCTTACCGACAGCGTGTTCGGGCATTTCGCCGAGCTGATCGCCGAGGGCAAGCTCGACTGGAACTCATGGGCCGATGCCGGACGCGCCGCCCTCCTCGACATCGAGCAGGAAATGGTCAAGCTCGCCCTACTCAATCCGCTGAAGAACCTGCTCTTCGGCACCAGCCTGCCGACGCTCTCGTCAGTTGGAGGCATTTTCGGGTCGATCCTGAAGGGGATCGGCGTCGGGCACGCCGGCGGCATGGCGGAGCAGCTGACCGCAACACGCGACGTGCCGATGGCGATGTTCCGCTTCGCACCACGGCTCCACGACGGCGCCTTCCTGTCGCCCGACGAGGTGCCGGCTATCCTGCAACGCGGCGAACGCGTGCTCTCGCGCGAGGAAACCCGCCGATATGATGGGCGGGGTCGGGAGGCGCAGGCGGCGGTCTACGTCAGCATCCAGACGCCCAGTCCGGCCGCCTTCCAGGCAAGCCGCACCCAGATCGCTGCCGATCTTGCCCGCGCCGTTCGCGCCGGCATGCGCGGGCTCTGATCATGCCGCAGCCGTTTCTCGACATTTCCTTTCCGCCTTTCGTCGCGCGCGGCGCGACCGGCGGACCGGGCTTCTCGACCAGCATCGTGACCCTCGGGTCGGGCGCCGAGCAGCGCAATATCCTCTGGGCCAACTCCCGCGGCAAATGGAACATCTCGACCGGCATCCGCTCGCGCGAGCAGATGCTCGCCGTCATCGGTCATTTCGACGTCGTGAAAGGCCGTGGCTATTCGTTCCGCTTCAAGGACTGGAACGACTTCGACGCCGCAGATGTGGCGATGGTCGAGGTCTCCCCCACCGTCTGGCAATTGGTCAAACGCTTCAATGTCGGCGGCTATGAACACGTCCGCACCATCACCAAGCCGGTCCTCGGGACCGTGGCGATCAAGATCGGTGGCTCGCCGGTCACGCCGTCCTCAATCGATCACCAGACCGGGCTGGTGACCTTCGGCTCGGCTCCCGGATCGGCACCGACGGCGACCTTCCAGTTCGACGTCCCCGTTCGCTTCGACACCGACAGCCTGCCGGTTCAGGCGAACGCGTGGGACCAGCAGATCGTCTCGGCCATCGATCTCGTCGAGGTTCTCGAATGAAGACGCTCGACGCGGGTCTCACCGCCCATCTTGGCGGCGGCGTCACGACGCTCTGCCGCTGCTGGCGGTTGGAGCGGAAGGACGGCACGGTCATGGGCTTCACGGACCATGACCGTGATCTCGCCTTCGGCAGTCTCACCTATCGTGCCGCCAGCGGCTTCACGACGACCTCGATCGAGGACCAGCTCGGGCTCGCGGTTTCCAATCTCGATGTAGAGGGAGCCCTGAGTTCTGCGGCCATCACCGAGGATGATCTCCATGCCGGCAGCTACGACGACGCGGCGGTGACGATCTACCTCGTCAACTGGCAGGATACATCGCAGCGCGTCATCCTCCGTTCCGGCTTCCTCGGCCAGGTCTCGCGCGGGACGCTTGCTTTCACCGCCGAGCTTCGCGGGCTCGCCGCCCGCCTCGACCAGGCCGCCGGCCGCATCTTCCAGCGAAGCTGTGCCTGGGAGCTTGGCGACTCCCGTTGCACGATTGATCTGTCGGCCGCCGGCCGGCACGGAACCGGCGCGGTGGTTCAGGTGCTCGGCGCCTTCGACTTCACGGCGAGCGGGCTCGGATCGCTCGCGACCGGTGTGCTCACGCGTGGTCGGCTGGTCTGGACTTCGGGCGCCAATGCCGGTCTGGCCGTGGAGGTCAAGGCGCATACGCACGGAACCGGGTCGTCGCGGCTGTCGCTCTTTCTGCCGATGCCCGACCCGATCGCGGTTGGCGATGCGTTCACGGTGACCGCTGGCTGCGACAAGACGCTGGCGACCTGCCGCGACCGGCTTTCCAACGTGGTCAATTTCGGCGGCTTCCCACACATGCCCGGCAACGATTTTGCCCTCTCCTATCCGACCAAGGGCGACGGCAATGACGGGAGCGCGCTCACGTGACGACGCGGGAAGCGATCGTCGCGGAGGCGCGGTCGTGGATTGGCACACCCTATCGCCATCAAGCGTCGTTGAAGGGCGTCGGCTGCGACTGCCTCGGCCTCGCTCGCGGCGTCTGGCGGGCGCTTCACGGCACCGAGCCCGAGGCGCCGCCGGCCTATTCGCGCGATTGGGCGGAAGCGCGTCGTAGAGAAACTCTCGCCGAGGCCGCCGCTCGCCACATGACGCTTGTCTCAATTGCCGACCTGCAGCCGGGCGATCTTGTTCTCTTTGCCCTCAACGAGAATTCCCCTGCCAAACATTGCGCCATCCTGGTCGCGCCG